TCAGATATTGATTGCAGTGAATGTATGACCACAATATATATTAGAACATTGATAATATTGTTTTCTGGTTAATTCAGATAATGCTTCACTTGAGCGGATAAAGGCTTTATTTTTACAATGTGGACATCTCATTAATTAAACTCCATATTAACTTTTGATTAATTATATATTAATGAAACTTAATTTAAAGTTAATATTTTAGTGGAAAGTTATTCTAATTTTATCTCCAACTCCAAACTTGTCACAAATCCACCTGTTGCGGTAATTGAATGAGTGCAACGGGTGATTATCCATTCTGATGAGTCGATCTCTTGTTTAAATCCTTGTACGGTTACTGGCATTTCGGGGAATAGGTCAGGGCGACCTTGTGCCAAGGTCATACTAAATTGACACGCACCGCGTTGCAGTTTTTTCCATTGGTTGGTTGCTGCTCGGTGGGCGTTCTGTTTGCTGGCGTAGGTATGGCGTAATATTTTTACGTTGCCTTCCGCACCTATTAATACGCTTTTATTGTCTGAATTTTTGCTCTCACTTGCCGATGAACGGATCTCTGCTTTCTTATAATCAAGCCAATAAGCCTTAACACCTGTATAGGCTTTTCTATCAGCAATTGAAAATGAATGAGTGTCGCCTGATGAACGTTTAATTATGACGCTAGGTAATGTTTGGCCACTCACTGTTTTGGCGGCTCCCGATAAGAAAATAATTAACATGCCATTTTTAACCGTTGCGATGGCATCATAATCACTAAGTAGACGCGTTAAAAATGAGGCGTCTGATTCTTGGGTTTGGTCTGCGTGGTTAATCGTTTGATTTGCGATCTCTGTCGCAATTTTGTATTCAAAATTATGACGTTTTGCGATCTGGCTCGTAATTTTTTCAATAGTCATTGAATCATAACTCTGTTCACGCTTTACATTAAGTGATTCACGAAAATTGGCGCTTTTGCCCCGAATAGTTAACGTGTCAGGTAGTCCATGATGTTCGCATTCATCAACAACAAACTTGTTGTTAAATACCAATCCTTGTGCATCATTCCAACCAAATGAAACATTGAGTTCAACACCGCGTTTAGGAAGTGCTAATTTACCGTCACTATCATCGAGTTCAATTAAAAACGTATCCGCTTCAAAACCGCTGTTATCAATAATTTGTAATGATATTAAACGGTTATCAAAATGACTAGTAATATCTTTATCGTTATATTGGATCTTAAAAATGGCTTTTTTCATAATAAATGACTTGATTATAAAAGTTTAAGAATATCTGCACCTGATATTACGTCAGGTGGATCGACTTTTTTTAAGCTGAAGGTAAACTCAATTTTACGTGGTGTACCATCATTAAAGAATTCCTCTCTATCCGTTTGGATTGATTCATTAACATAAAAGCCCAGTAAAATACCACTGCCATTAATAAGTGGCCAAGATATACCTAAATCAGCTTGTCGCTTATAAAATTCAAGGCTAACTCGGCCGCCAGTCACTTCCAGATAAAGCACGCCACTTAATGTAATTTTTTCTTCACCAATGCCAATAAATTGCGTTGCTGGGCTCTCACCAAATCGATTATTCGACGGATAACGGTAATTGATTGTTTCACTTATCTTTTGAAATGGAATTGTTTTTAGTTCGAATACGAACATGCCATAAATCATTAACATTAATCGATATCCCTATAGCTGTTACGGTAGTTATTTTGTTGCCCTCTAAAATATCGGCTGACTTCTTTGCCAACTTTATTAGCAAGTTCTTGTTCGTTCATATTTGGTGCAGCATTAATCGTAATGAATATCTGTGGTTGATTTACGGACTCAGCCAAATTAGACGGTGCATTTGGTAATATGGGTGTTCGGTTATCGACAGTAATATTGGATAACCCTTTTTCACTGATTTGATTTGAAAATTCACTCATAGAGCGTAGTGCTTTATTACTATTACGCTCTATGCCCAGTTGAAAGCCTTCAACGGTAAAATCGCCATACTGGGCAAATACTCTTGATGGCGAGTGCATGCCTAATGCTTCTTTAAACCAGCCGGTTACACCATCAGTTAGATCCGAAATTGTGCTTTTTAGCTCATTCCATTTATTTTTAATACCACCACTTAGCCCATCAACCAGGTTACTACCTAAGTTGGTAAAGATACTGGTAATGCCACCTTCACCCGTAAATATTTCACCAATTTTTTCAGGCAGAGAAAAAATAAATGTTCAGACGCTTTTAACCAATTCGAAAAGTCTTGGAATAATTTAATCGGTAGCATGATGGCTTTACCAACCGCTTCACCGAATGCAACACCTGCCGATTTAGTACTGTCGAACTCTTCACTAGTTAGTTTAACGGGTTCAAATAAATTACTAAACCAGTTAATCACGCTGCCAATTGCATCACCAATCGTATTAAATATCGGTGCCAGTGGTTCAAATGCCACCTTTACGGACGCCATTGCACTACTAAAGCCTTCCCACATGCCGATGAAAAAGGCCTTGATTGGTTCCCAATATTTATAAATGAGTAGTGCGGCTACCGCAATAGCGGTAATCACTAATCCAATGGGGTTGGTTAAAAATAATCGACCGACAAAGGCAAATGTAGAGCCAAAGAAACGAACTGCGGTTGATAGCGTTGATAAGGGCGATGTATCCAAACCGATAGCAGCCGAACCAAAGGAACTAAAAGTTTTACCTAATAACCCATTTTTAATGGCTAAACTGCCAACGGATAGCCCTAAGCGAGATAAAATAAATTTGGTCATAAGCATTGGACCAAAGATACTCATTAGCATTAAGGCTAAACCACCAAAGGCCGTGGTAAGCGCAGCAAGTCCTATACCAAGTATCACAATCCCCTTACTCACTGCAGGATGCCGTTTTAAAAATTCACCCACACTGTGTAAGAAGTGAGTAAAGCCTTGGATGGCTTTACGGAGCCAGGCATTATTTTTTTCAAATAACTCAACACTGATATTTTCAAAAGCGGCATTAAGCATCGTCATATCACCTTTGAGATTATCGAATTTTAAGCCTGCAACGCGTGAAGCTTCACCATCATATTCGCCTTTTTCACCGCGTAACTTTTTAAGTTCGCCGGTGCCACTTTGTGATAATAATATTTCAAATCCGGTTAAGCCGATTTGACCAGCAATTTTTTTATTAATGGCGGCTCTATCAACGTTCCCCATATGCTGCGTTGCTGCGGAGATTTCAGCGAGAATATCCACCAAATCACGCATATTGCCATTTTTATCTTTGGTTTTAACACCAAGTTTAGCAACCGCTTCAGACGTACCAATTCGGGTTAATATTTGTCTTAATGTGGTACCGGCTTGACTCCCTTGAATACCGGCATTACCCATCATGGCGGTGGCTGCGGCAACCGTTTCTAAACTTTGACCAAATGCAGCGCCAACACCAGCACTGTATTTGAGTGATTCACCGAGCATTTGAATATCAACGTTATTACGGGTAAACATTGCTGTCATGACATCAGCAACGTGATCCATTTTTTCTGCCGGTATTCCCATTGCCATTTGAATATTGGATGCAATATCAGCGGTAGTACCTAAATCAAGATCACCAGCAGAGGCTAAATTAAGCATGCCAGGCATTGCCTTTAAAATTTGGTCAACGTTGTAGCCTGTTCTGCCTAAAAAGTATTGACCGGCAGCTACTTCACTATCGGTAAATTTTGATTGCAGGGGGAGTGTTCTTGCTTGGTTACGCAAGGCAAGCATACGCGGATCATCTTTATCTGCTATACGCGTTACGGCTTGGGTGGCACTCATGCTGGCATCAAATTCGTAGCCTACACCTAACCACGCTGTTTTTGCGTAGCAGATCGCAAAGTATTAAATGATTCTTTTAATTGTGCCGCTTTTTGTTTGGCCTTTTCAAAATCATCCACCATTTTTTTGTGGATGATGAAGATTGCTTTATTGCTTGGGATAAGAGATTAACTTTATTACGAGCTTGTTCTAACTCGGTACCGACTTTTTGCGTATTGTTTTTTAACGTGACAAAGCCAGATAGATTTTTTTGTATCTGATTAAAGCCTTTTAATTCAGCTTTGGTTTTAAGCAACTGCTCGGCTAAAAGTTTGGTATTTTTAGTTGAATTTTGTAGCGGACGACTCGCATTATCAACACCGCTAAGAATAATTTTAGCTTCTAGTTTACTCATCTGTGGCACCGCTACGGATTCGGGCTTGTTCTCGCCAATGCATTAATTCAGAAATGGTCAATTTATCAAGCGCATCAAGCGACCAATGAAATATAGTCGCTATATCTGCTTGTGCGTTTTCTACTCGGTCGGGGATCCCTCGGTCACACCGCTTGATTTCGGTTTCAAAAAATCACTCATTTCAACCACCACATTAGTTAAGTCCATGTTATAAACATCTTGTTCTGATAAGGTCGGCGTTGAAATACGCGGCAGGACTTTAGCCAATGAATCAATATCCGCATCAACAAAGTTAAGTAATTTAACGCCACGTAAATCACCGGCTAACGGTTTACGGATGGTGATTTTAGTAATTTCTGTTTTACCATTAATAATTGAGCTCGATAGTGTAATGTCTTTTTGTGTCATGATTTGCTCCTGATTAACAGCCCATCTTAGTTAATAGGCTGTTATGATTATTTATTGTATGAGGTTATAAGCCGATTGCCTGGCGTGCTTGCTCTAATAAATCAACACCGTTAACTTTGTAAATCATGTTAATAATATCGATTTCAATCACATCTTCACCATCAATGGTTAAACGGTAATAGACACAGGTCATTGAATATTTGGTTTGACTGCTTTCACCTTGTTTAAATTCGCCTAAATCTTGCTCTTTATGGCGTCCAGTCACATTCACTTCGACTTTGCTATACTCTTCGCTATCATCTTTTTGGAAAGTACCGGCAAAACGTAAGTTACATTGATTTATTGAACCACCTAAAAGTTTGGCAATATCGGAAGTTAATCCGCCCATGGTATATTCAAGCTCTAAAGCATCATCATCTAAACCTAGATTGACTTTGACCGAACCAGGCATACCAGCACCACGATAGCTTTCCAATTTTTGTGTAAGTTTAGGTAATGTGATGGATTTAGCTTCACCAATATAGGAAGCACCATCAATAAACACGTTAAAATATTTCAATTTTTTGGGTAATGCCATGAGTTAAACGCTCCTAGTTTGCTGCAACTGAATTTGCTAAATCAACTAAATAACTATCAGTAATACGCTGGTTAAACATTAAATTTTCAAGAGGTGGAACAGGCGTATAATCGTAATCAATTTTTAGCTTGCCTTCTTTGTGTTGATCCTTGGTGTTGATTGACGCATCAAACCACGCTTTACCATCAATGATATAGCCATTTGATTTCAGTTCTCGGAACTTGTTATTTACCGATTCAACAATGTCTTTGATTAATGAGGCGTGCATCGGTTTATCAATAAAATCAAACATGGCATCCGCGATTGAGTCCGCCAGAACTTGAGTTGTTCGAGTGTAGTTTTCAAACATAAAAAAGCCATCTTCAGTACAAGTACGAGAACCCCAAAAACGATATCCACTACGACAAATCAATGTTGTTACTTCATTTTCATTGAGATAACTAGCATCGGTGCTTTCAGCCTGTAAATCCCAGTAAACATCTTTACTAATACCCGTTACCCCATTTACCGGCATATTTGATAGGGTTTTGTGCCAACCAATTTGCTGGTCAATTTTAGCGCGTAATCCAACTGCACGAGCGGTAGCATAAAAAGTAGTTTCGTTGGATATTGTGATATCAAAACCGATAAAATCAGGCCAAATCACCATAACTTCGCGCGCACCAAAATTTTTACGGTATAAAACAGCATCTTCCTTGGTTTGTGCACCATAAGCTGATACATAACAAAAAGCACGTAATTGCTGGGCAACGGCGATTAGTGCGATTGCAACGGGTAAAGAATCTAATCCAGGTACAGCTAAAATACGCGGTTTCACATTTAGTTTTATTTGTGCAGCAAGTAGAGCTTTAATTCCTGTATATTTGCCGTCTACTGTTGTCGTACCAATAATATTAGATTGTGTTTCTTCAGGTGTTGCTCGTTCGGCAACGCGAACCGCAACAATAACAGGCGAGCATTGATCTGCAATCGCATTTAGGGTTGAAAGTAATGTACCTTGTTTATCTGCTCTAGCAATGGCGCCATGCACATTAGTAATCAGAACAGGGGTATTAAGTGGAAAGTATTCGTTATTTGCATCTTCAGCGGTACAGACAATGCCTATAACTGCGGTTGATGTTGTGCGGATCGTTTTACTGCCTTCGTTAATTTCAATAACGCGGACTCCATAATGATAATCAGCCGCCATTTATAATCTCCAATATTTAAATAGATTGGGGTAAATGGTTGCATAGAATAAATAAAGAATGTAGAGGCTTGGCTTGTAAATTTGTTACTTACATACTACAGTATATATCCTAATAAAAATCATGGGGGGGGGATTATTAAATGAAATTTGATAAAAACAGTGATGTTATAATAGTCTTAACAAGCTGTGGTAGATTTGATTTATTAAGTAGAACGCTTTCATCATTAAATATATTCAATACTTATCCTATTAAAAAAATAATTATTACAGAAGATTCTAGTAATAGTGATGTTATTAATTTTATCCCTAAAGATTGGTTACCATACACTGAGATATTAGTGAATAAGCAGAAATTAGGGCAAATAAAATCTATAGATAAAGCTTATCAACTAGTTGATACAAAATATATTTTTCATTGTGAAGATGATTGGGAGTTTTATCGTTCAGGTTTTATAGAGGAATCTAAATTAATCCTTGAAAATAACGATAAAGTTCTTCAAGTATGGCTTCGAGATTACAATGATGATATCAAAATTAATTATCCTTTTCATTATCCAGCCGAAAGACTTATATTAAATGACATGATTTTTTATAAATTAGGCAGTAATGATGATAAGTGGAAAGGTTTTAGTTTTAATCCAGGTTTAAGAAGAAGATCAGATTACGATAAAATATCATGTTATTTTTGTGAAAATAAAACATCAGCTGAAACGGAAAGCTATTTAACTAATGTGTATCATGAAAAGGGAATGTATGCTGTCTTTTTGGAAAAAAGCGCAGTTAAACACATAGGCTGGGATTCTCATGTATTATCGCCTGAAGAATTACAAGAGAAAGTGTTGATATCTAACAAGAGAAAAAAGAAAAAGCTTAAGAACTCAATTATTGGTTTTATTATAGGATTCTTATTTGGTTTTCTTTTTACTTATTTAGTATAAGTGATAATAGTTATTGAATTTATACAAGTGAAAAGCCCATTAATTGGGCTTTTTGAGTAACAGAATTTCTTCTTTAGTTGTATCGATTCGACTTAATAAAACACGATATTTTTTCCACATTTTTAGCTTTTCAACGTCACCATCTTCCGCTATAGAAAACTCAATAGCATCTTGTAATATAGCTATTTTTTTAGAGGCTTCATCAATTAAAGTATTTATAATCGATTGGTCACTGGTTCAAGTTCAGTAGGGGTCGCCAATATAACTATATGAATTATATAGATTTTTAACTATTCATTGCTTTACTATTTGTTCTGTTAAAATTGCTTTGTGCCGTAAATGTGACATTGTTTGCAAACTCTAGCATATGATCTGCATTCAAGTGAGCGTATTTATTCACCATCTCTAACGTTTCCCATCCGCCAAGATTTTTAAGCGTATAGAGTGGTGTACCTGCTTGAACATGCCAGCTTGCCCACGTGTGACGTAAATCATGAAAGTGAAAATTATCTGTCCCTGATAATTGGCATGCTTGTTTAAAATCTCTTCTATCAATGTCGTAAACCTTTTTGGGGATTGAGTGAGTAAATACATATTCACAATTTTTTTCTAAATCTTAATTTGCGTATTAATGTAATAGCATCAGGATATTAGTAATAAAGTGCTGGCTTTTCCCAATTTTGCGTTTTTGTTTATCACAATAATAGCCTTATTAAACTGGTACTAATTAGTGTAGCCTATTCAAAAAAATGGTCTGGTGTCAAAATATACCTGTAAAAATATCGTATTGATACAGAAAAAAGCAACGAATCATCAGTAAGTAATCAACGTAATCGTCAGTTCACGGTAGGACAACAACGAAAAGTGTTTGTGACTGATTTAACTTATGTGAGAGTAGAACAACAATGGCATTACTTTTGTGTGATTGTTGATGTGAGCAATCGGTAAATCGTGGGACGAGGAGTTGGAAAACATAAAAATACTCAATTGGTTATGGATGCTATCAGCCAAATCCCTATTAACTTAAATTCAGTTGAGTTATTTCATTTAGATAGAGGAAAAGCGTTTGATAACCATTTAATTGATGAATGTTTAAAGTGATTTGGTATTCAGTGTTCATTAGGTCAAGGGATATCTCTATGACAATGCAGTTATTGAATTGACATTTAAAGCAGTGAAAACTGAATTTGTGTAAAATATGGTATTTGATTCATTTGAGCAGCTTAAGTTGCAATTTGATCACTATGTAGATTTGTTTAATGACAATAGGTTTCATTTGGCTTTAAATTACTTATCATCTATTAAATATAAAATAAATCTATGATCTTATCTTTTTTGTGCCAATAAGATAAACAAAAACATTCCGATAGATCTTTCCTCCTCAATACTTTTAACATTCACAAACTGCCCATTATTATTGATTTTGCTATTTTAATTTAAATTATTACAGCTTGATTATCTTTAGAGATAAACTCTAATTATTATTGAAATAATAGATTACATTATATAATATTATTGCTGATGTGATTAAAAAGATATTTCTAATGAACAGAATTTGTCAACTTAGAGAAAAAGGAAATATCGTGGAAGAAAATTAGATCTATCTCAACATGTAATTTTGTTCTATCAATCTGAGTGGAGAGATATTGATTTAAATACTTACCAAAAAAATCACAAATTTTTTAGTAGAAATAGAGTAAAAGTATTAATTGACGTTATTTTGCAACTTAAAAAGATCATACTTAACCTTTTATAAGAGGTGATTGATGACATATTTAATGATCGCCTTTAGTTATTGAACGTGAACTTGTTGCCTTTATTAATCTAAATATAACAGAGTTAGTCAATGGCAAGAACAATTTCCATTACTGGCGTGACTTAACTATCAGTAGAGCAAAACACTAATTCGAAGAAAAAAAGAATGCTAATTACAGCTTATTAACACCGAGATAAACGTAATAGAACAAAATGGTATTTAATTAATTATTTAAATCTTGATGGTGTAATGAAAAATTCAAATAGTCGAAATGATGAATATAAATGTCATTCTGTAAAGATAAAAATAATCAAACTGACGAAATGCAAGGGATCAAATTAATTAAACTATTACCAAAGATTACTAAAGATGCTATTGCATATAAATTGCAAAAACCAAAGTTAGCGAAGCAAATGCATGATGATTTTAAACTAAACTACTATTAAAACTTAACTGATAAATTAACCGCATAGCATATATTACGAACATTAATCCAACGCTAAAAATAGTTTGAGCTACAAGGAACAAGGCGTTAGCTACAATAAACTAAGTGACTATCCACCTATTGAGATAGTGCAAAAGTCATCATAAATCCAAAAAATAGATAATAACGCAAATAAAATTGAATATAGTCCAAAATAAAAAGAATAAGAGGAGTAACAATGAGAGAAACAAGAGATATTTTAACAGCATGGAAAAATACACGTATTTTAAAGCGCATGGGGATAGAATATCCATTTAAATCAGTGGGTATAAACGGCGCCCCAACCGAATTTGATTATCGCCAATATCTTACGGAAGATGAAGCGCAGATCGTCGATAAAGCAGTTTTAACCTTAAAAAATGATAATTATTCACAATGGATTGTATTAACAGCGTATTATTTACGTGAAATTTCATGC